ATCACGATAACTTCGATGCACACGAACATAAATCATGGATTCGCGCGGAACACAAATTCTACGCTGAATTAATGATTGAGCCCAGAGAGTTTCTTGAAAGAGCTAAAACTCAATTGAGATACAAAGGCCGTACTCGGGGTGGCATCCGGTACCGCAGTGATGGGCGTCGTTGCTCTGGAGATTACAATACTGGGTTAGGAAACAGTGTTGTTAATTTAAGCATCATCTTGGACATCCTTAAGCGAGCTCGTGTTCCGACTAAAAACTGGGACACTTGTGTCGATGGGGATGATGGAGTCTTAGGTGTTAGTCGTCAATACGTGCGTCGACTACTTAGTCGATACCTTACACCAGCGTCGTTCGCCCTTTATGGGATGAGCACGCGACTGGAGTTTGTTACTGAAAATCTCCACGAAGTCGAGTTCTGTCAGAGCAGATTAGTGGATTTTGGATGTGATAAACGAATGATACGTTTACCTTTGCGGGTTCTTAGTCGGGCGGGTTATTGTTTGCGCAATTACCAAGCTACTGGGATCGGTAAATGGTTACGGAGTGTAGGGGACTGTGAATTAGCATGCAATGCTGGCGTGCCGGTTCTCCAGTCGTATGCATTGATGCTCCAAAGGTTTAGTAAAACAACCATCGGCCTACGCCAACCAGAAGTTGTAGCAGCTATGAGAGGTGCCGTTCACGGACCCATCGAGTTGCCAATAAGATCCGAAACTCGGGTGTCATTTGCTGAGGCTTTTGGCATCGGACCATCAGAGCAACGGGACTTAGAGTCAAGGTTTAACAGCTATACTGACTTAACTTATGTTGGAAAAGCCCGGGCCGGTGAATGGACTGAGGTTGACATCGAACAGTTTATCTATTCGGTGTTGTCATAATGACGAACGTGTATCCACCACGACGCCATTATGGCTATCGCAGTGATGCGGTAGCAGGGGGCGGCGGACCCCTAACCCCCGCCGGAGCAGCATGGGTAGCGAAAGCGTTAAACCCTGCGCATGGGCTCATTGGCACTGTGCCCATCCCGGATGCTTCTGCAGCTGTTTCGGCAGTTGGAGAAATCCGTATCGTAGAAAACATCGGATCTGGGGTCATACCTGGATCTTACGATATGGATGTACTATTCATGCCAGGACCCTCTGTACTTGGGTTCTGGCGTGTGTACGCAGCCGGTACTGTTCCAGCAGTAATACCCTGGACCCCATTTCAGAACCCACTAACGGCTACTGGAACGGGGACGCCTCCCGCAATGCTGTGGCGGACAATCCGTACTTCGTACGCTAGTATAACAGCATACTGCAATGCCGCTGCGCTAACTACGCAGGGGAGAGTCATTGCAGGACAGTTTGTTGCGCCGGGTGTACTAACGGCCAATCTTTCGGGATACGCAAGTGTCTCGTCTGATATAGTTGCTGCTTTAGCAATTTCAGATAAAGCTCGGGCTGCTACACAGCTCGCTGCGGCATTTGATTCTGTTGGAGCAGTGGTCAACACTGTTAACATGGATCAGCCACCTCTAACCGAGGAAGGTTTATACATGACTGGCCCTGGCGTTTACGTCGGGTTGGCTAAGGACGGCATTTATATGCCACTTAAGTTTAACCAGCCTGTTCATGACTACTGTAGTCTGAACGAGTCTTCTGGTAATATGGTGTTTGTGTCGGCCGCAGGGCTGACCTTATCACCGTTACCTGGTAGGACAGTGGCGGGCCTAAATACTCAAATCGGGGTCCTCTTGTTCCGGGGCCTTGATAAAACAACTACCATCCAGGTTAAGCTCAAGTATGGACTTGAAGCCACTTGTGATGGAGCCAGTTCGTGGGCACCCTTTCTTGAATCGGGAGCCATTATGGACGTGGCGGCAGTTACGGCCGTAGCTGCAGCACAGCAAGGCACCCCCTATGCTTACCCCGCTCAAGCCAATGATTACAATGGCGTGATTCGGGCGATAGGCGGGTCGCTTTCTGGTCAAGTACCTCGGACTGTGGCCGGGGCGCTCCTCCAGGCTGGTTTACCCGTAAGGGTGGAATCAGGCGCTAGGCGTGGCCTTCAAAGGGCTGCGAGGGACAACTGAGGTGATAAGCCTCAACCCCGGGGCTAGTCTTGGCGCTGGCTTTTCATACCGGGATCACTTAACCTGCCGATCTTAACACGATGGTATCTGGGTGTACTTAGTTTCGTCGAAACGATACTAACATCACAATGTTCTTGTTATGTTATCTATCAAATTCATCGTAATTGAGGCTACCGTAGTACTTGAATGTTTCCATCGTGATTCAGTGTTACTTAGTGATGAACAATTTGAAGATGGGCGGGGGTTTGATCGATTCAGTTCTTTCAAATATAAGTAGCCCTATACTTTCACCAAACTACACCACTTCTTTCCACCACGGCCTAGTGCCGCTATGCCCC